ACCAACACACTTCCTACAGCACCCCCTTGAGCACCTGTTATACCATCATAGAAAGTGCTTAGTCCTTGTTTTACCACATCTGCAATTGAACCAACAGCACCTTTTCCGTTTTGTAATGCTCTTTCTCCTGCCGCCCCTGCCATACCTAAGTCTGTATTCTCATAAGATGCTCCATCAGGGAACACTACAGAAACGGGTAAATATAATGATGCCGTGTCACCAGTACCGTCAAGAATACTAAGTTTCTGATAATCTACATTGACATTGATACCACTTAATGCCCCTGCTTCATTTCTACCTATAATCCTATCTGTAAACTCATCTCTTCTATCAATAACTTCATTAACTGCCTTAACCACTCTTTGAGTTCTACTGCCATTGCCTTCTTCGTTGTTATTATTATCTTGGTTTATTGTTCTGGTTGTATTTGATATAACACCCTGAAGTGTAACAACAGGTTCTTTAACTGTTTCAAAAACTACATAACTCTTCTGTGTTTCAGTTTTTAGATTTTCAGGATACTGCCATTTTTCCATTTTATTTCTCTACTAAATAGTTTATATTCGTCAAGTCTATTTATAAGGTTTTTATGGCATATTCTGGAAGATATTCAGTAAAAAATCCATCTAAGTATGAAGGCGACCCAACTAAGGTTATCTATCGTTCTCTATGGGAACGACATGCCTTCAAGTGGTGTGACGACAACCCCAATATAGTCAAGTGGTCATCTGAAGAAGTTGTTATACCATATCTATATGAAGTAGATAGGAAGTACCACCGATACTTTATGGACTTGAAACTTTCAACTAAACAGGGGAAGACATTCCTTGTGGAGATAAAACCAGACGGACAGACAAGACCACCCAAGGGTGCAAGAAGGACAAAGAGATATCTTACCGAGAGTTTGACTTATATTAAGAACGTGAACAAATGGGAAGCGGCAGAAGAATATGCCAAGGACAGGGGTTGGGAGTTTGTGATATGGACTGAGAAGAACGAACCCCTGAAGTCTATTATACCCAAGTCAACTAAACCATTAAAACCAATAAAACCTTACAAACGTCGTAAAAAATAGTATAAATAGACGTATGAGTAACATCTTTGATACCCTATCAAGAGAAGCATTCCGCGCAGGAGTAAACCCTCGTACTGATGAATCACGTAAGTGGTTTCGTCAACGTGCAAAGGATTTGCGTGGAATTAATCGTAAAGACCTAATGAAAGAAGACCCTCTCGAAAGAGGTGGAGAAGAAATCATTGGTTCTATGCAGATGTTCTTCTATGACCCAAAGACAAAGGATACACTACCTTATTATGATAAGTTTCCTTTGGTCGTCGTAGTTGGACCTGCTGAGAAAGGTTTCTACGGATTGAACCTTCACTACCTTCCTCCTGTACTAAGGGCAAAGATGTTAGACTCATTAATGGAAGTTGCTACAAGTAAGAAGTCACCTAACGCAAAGTTTGAGATTACATATGAAAGACTCAAGGGTATGAGTAGTATGAGATATTTCAAACCGTGTTTTAAACATTATCTTACTGCCCATGTAAAAAGTCAGTTCGCGAGAGTTCCTGCCCCTGAGTGGGAGATTGCAACGTTCCTTCCGATAGCGCAGTTCGAGAAGATACCCAATCCTCTTACTGCGTATAAAGATTCAAGAAAAATGTTAAGTGGTTAAATAGATGGTAGCAAATATAGATAAGTTTCTTTCAGAGATATCTGCGGGTGGCGGTATGGCAATGGGCAATATGTTCAAGGTCGAGTTACCGACTATCGGTGATAACACCTCAGAAAAAATGTCTCTGCTTTGTAAGTCAGTGAACTTGCCAGGAAGACAAATGCAATCTGCAGAAAAACGTTCAGGTATGGAGATAAAGAAAGTTGCATATGGTTATGCTTCAGATGATGTTACCATGTCATTCTATGTCCTGAATGATTATAGTGCAAAGGAATATTTCGAGAGATGGCAAGATAGTGTTATAAATCAAGAGACTCATGAGATAGGATATCATAACGAGTATACCAAAGATGTTGTTATCCACCAACTCAGAAAGGGAGTTTCCTTTCCTGTAGCAAAACTGAAATTATTTGATGCAGGTAAAATACCTTCAAGTATACGAGGACGACTACCAAGAAAAGGTGCAATAGATTTTGCGCAAGGAGAGTTTGACCTTGACATATTAAAACCCGATGATATCACTTATACATGCACACTCTTTGATGCATACCCAACATCCTTAGTTGCAATGGAACTAGGAAACGAAAATCAACTACTCGAAGTTAGTGTTCAGTTATCTTTCACGAATTGGAAGGGTACAGTAAACAAAGGACTACAAACACAACAATTAGGTGAAGCATTAGTCGGAGGTGCAATACAGTTTGCACGAGGACTGTTTTAGTTTCATTATAAATAACTTATATTATAAACAAACGGAGAATAAATAATATTATGGCACTACCTATTCTAAACGAATCAATCAAGTATGAGATTGTGGTTCCTTCTACCAAAAAGACGGTAACCTATAGACCTTATCTTGTAAAAGAAGAAAAAATATTGCTTCAAGCATTTGAATCAAAAGACCAAAAGACCGCAATGAGAGCAATGGTGGATACTGTTGTTGCTTGTGTAAACGAACATCTTAATGGAGAACTACTCACCACATATGATGTTGAATATTTGTTCACCCACATTAGAGCAAAGTCTGTGGGCGAAACTACAACACTAAATGGAACGTGTAGTGTTGAAGAATGTAAAGCAGTTTCAGATGTAGTAGTAGACCTCACATCTGCAGAAGTAAAACAAGAAAATGAAGTAAGTAATATTATAGAACTTACTCCAGAAATAAGTATGGAACTAAAGCATCCTTCATACACTTCATTCCTAAGACACTTTAAAGAAGGAATGTCAGAAACACAGTTTGGTGTATCAATGATAGAAGAGTGTATTCTTTCTGTCAACACACCAGACGAAAGAATAACCGAATGGTCAAAACAAGAAATCACTGCATTTATTGATTCAATGACATCACTTCAGTTTGCGGAGGTTGGAAAATATTTAGAAAACTCACCATCACTTCAGAAAGATGTAGAGTGGATATGCACAAGTTGTGGACACGAAAATAAATTAAAGTTGGAGGGTCTGTCAGATTTTTTTTAGTATGCCTCTCACATGATAGTCTCGTAAATCATTTCAAGACTAACTTTGCGTTGATGCAACATTATCGTTATTCACTTTTTGACATTGAACATATGATGCCGTGGGAAAGAGAAGTCTATTTAACATTGTTAGAAGACCATCTCGAAAAAGAGGCAGAAGAAAGAAAGAAACAGAACTATTAAGTTAAGGTAAACTAATGGCACTAAGAGATATAACAGAAAAGATGCAGGTCGAACAACAAGCGGCACTCGGAGAAACTGCGTTTTTCACCCGTGAAACTGCTGAAAATACAGGAGAAACTAATAAGTTATTTGCCGCGTTCTTTAAACAACTTGCTGTCGAAGCAGGTGACAGAAAAGAAGCAATGAACGAACTCAAAAAGGCGGTAGGAAAAGGTGACGGCGGTGGTGGTGCAAAAGAAAAACTCAAAGAAAAAGTTGAAAAGAAAAAGGACGGATTATTTGCTGGATTTGTTCTCGGAAACTTTCTTGAGCAGATAGGTTTATCAACACTTCTTGCAAATCTCCCTGCTATAGGTTTATTTGTTAAACAAATAGGTAAAGCAACTCCAACATATATGTTGGGGAACCTTGTGTTTAAAACTATGATTAAAACGGTAAAGGCGTTACGAGCACCACTCAACCTCTTTCTTAAATCCCATCTGGCACTGGCAAAGTTTGGTGCAAAGAATCTCTCAAAGATTTTTGGCGGCACAAAATTATTTGCGGGAGCAAGGATTTCCGCACTAGCAATTGAATTGATAGTAAAAGACATGTTTAAAGTTGTTTTTTCCAAAGTCAAACCTATTAATTTAAGTGGTATAAAAGGTTTTGGAACCTTTTTAAAAAATATAGTACTAAAACCCTTTGAAGTTGTAAGTGATGCTGTTAAGGTGGGATTAGGTACTAGTAGAGTAGTTACAGGAGGGGGTGCCTTTTCACCAGTAGCAGGAGTAATTTCAAAAAAAATAGGACCGAACCAAGCAAAAATAACACGAACACTAGGAACTATAATAGAAAATGTTGCCATTCGTTTTATGCTGATGAAAGATGCAGTAACAAAGTTCTTTAAACCCTTGACCTCTTTGTTTGGCGGTGGCAAAACAGAGTCTAAAGGAATGATGAAGGTAGTAGGTGCTATCGGAAGTTTTCTAAAAGGGTTCGGTAGGATGGCGGGAAGTATCCTCAAGTTTGTTCCTATTATAGGTTGGATATTTGTTGCCTTTGATGCAATAAAGGGGTTGTTTGCAGGATTTGCTAAGTATAAAGACGAAGGAATTGTTATGGGTATTATAGGTGCATTCTATGGCGGTATAGAACAAGTTCTGGTCGGGGCAATCGGTATACCATTTGATATGATAACAAAAGCAGTATCGTGGTTATTATCAAAAATCCCTGGAGGAAAGTTCCTTTCTGATAAGATAGATGGTTTTCTTGAAGGAGGAGGTTTCACAGGACTCATAAGAGGTTTCTTCGGAGGTCTGATGGATATGATAGGAAACTTCTTTGCTTCCTTCTTTTCAGGGTTTGAAAATGGTATGATTTCGGGCATAGCAACCATGATGATAAAGGTGACAAAAACAGTAAAGAAACTATATTCGTTTTTTCCAGCAATAATTGCAGGTTCTGTTTCCGCACTAGCAAATCTTTTTAGTAATCCTAAAGAGGCATTTATGAAAACCTTTAAAAAGGTTATGACCATTGGAGATGGCGCTCTGGATAAAGCAATGGTTGCTGTTGGAGGAAAAACATCACAGCAAGCAAGTTTAGATAGAGCAACAAAAAAAGAAAAAAATCGTATTGACAGAGAGAAAAAGGAAGCGGCAGAAGAGGCGGCGGCGAAACTCGAAGCACAGAAAAAAGAAAACGCGAGACTTGCTAAACTTAATGAGGGTGCATCTAACAGCAATGCACCCGTGACAATAATTAATGCACCTGATAACTCCAACCGTACTACAGTTGGAGGTAGTGGTGGTGGTGGTAGTTCTGCTCCTCCCTCTCCAAACCTCAATCCCAGAGATTTAAATAACCAAATTACAATGTTTCATATTGTATCGCAATCTGTTGGTTATGCATAAAAAAAAGGGAGACCCGAAAGTCTCCCCTGCCTTTTTTACGTGGGTTTAAGGGGAAATCCCCTCCCTAATTATCCGGGGATACCAATGGTAAAGGCGAACATCTTTTAATCCTCTGCCGCGAGTTTCGCGAAGTAGGATAATGTATCATCATCTCCCTCAGATGCCATCGCGACCTTCGGTTGAGGTGCAGAGGGTATCACTTGAGGTTCAACTGACTTAGACCCAACAGTCTCGGCAGTTCTCTGTAATGATTCATTCTTCATAGTAGAACCAGAACCAGTTGCTTGACCCAACACAACTTCAAGTCGTGCCTTCAAGTCATCATAAGACTTGTATGATGATGGGTCAGTAAACTCACTCATGTCATGC